CTTTGCCCAGCGCATCGCAAGCTCGTTTTCCACGTCGACAGTGATTTGCAATCTTTTTAATTTATGTTCTATAGCAATCTTATTGAAATATCTAATAGCTGCCCTAGTTACTGTCACAGATATATTAGGAAATTCTATAGATGTTATCATCCAAGCCTCGGAGACGCCCGGCCACATATTATTGCAACCCAAGCAAGCGATGATCTTGCCGCGCCACAGCGCCGTAATTGCGCCGCCCTCGGCTTGAAACGCCTTTAGCATATCCTGATAATTCGGAATATTGTCAAACGCCCGCTTGTCAAACTCGCGCAAATCCATTGCGTAGGGGTGCGCCCAGTGAAACGGCACGATCTGAACCTGACGATTGTTCGTTATTTCGCGCTGCCACATCAGAATATGCTAAAATCCATATTGGCTGTGGCCTGCTTAAACTGCTTGCTGAACTGGCTGTTGCGCGTGATGTTCCGCACCTCGCCAGCGCCAAGCATCAAATAGCCAAACGCATCGCCGACGTGCGAGTGCTGGTTTTTATTCGGCACATCGCGGAACCTCTCTTGCCCAGACCCGACGGCCATACGCTTGAAATGATACCCGCCAGCCAGCGACTTACGCACCTTTGCGCAAGAACGATTAACCAAGAGCCCCGGCTTGCCGTCGATCAGCCTATTCATCGGCATAGCGCCAGCCTCGCGCCGCACCATAAAATCGTTGGTGCTGGTCGGCCTAGCGTGAAGCCCCATTGTGCGTAAATGCTCAAACGCCGTGACCTCAAATATCTCGTCGCGCTTGACGCCCGCCGGATCGCCCCAGATCAGCACGTCCGACTTTGGAAAGTGCTGCTGTATGTCAGCCAACAAGTGATGGCAAAACCTTTCCAAGCCCATATCAAACGCGACTAACTCATGCACGACGTGCCACCGCCCATTTTGCATCTTCTGCCCAAAGACAGCCGCAGGGGTCAAACCAAAGTCAAGCCCAATATGCACCGGCCAGCCTTCCTCGATGCGCACGTCAGCCGACATCAGGCTGTCAGAAAACTCATGCCAGACAGGCTTGCCGTCTTGCACAAACACATATTGCGCCCCAGCGTAGCATTGTATCCAGTCAATGCTCTTACCGGCTAACTGCTGTTCGTAATAGCCGGGCGGCAGATTATTCGTATTCTCGGCCTTCGGGTTATTGATCCAATATTTATCAGCCGCAAATATTGCGTTATCATGTTCTTTCGTACCCTCGACCACACCGCCGGGCTGCTTGTAAAATTTCCAAGGATATTTTCCGCGAATGGGGTTCTTCTCAGCTAACTGGTGCCACCAGTGATCGCTATCCATTGGGTTGGTACTCATCCACACGCCGCGCCAAGTGCAGCCCGCATTCGCCCGCGTCGGGTAACGACCGACACGCGACGTTAAACCGTCAACCACCGCTTTCGGGAGTTCACGAGCCTCATCTATGAAGCCGCCGGTTAATTCAAGCGACAACAGCTTTCGCACGTCACGCGGCTGATCCAACGCCAAAAAGATCACCTCACAATCAAGCCCAGCCGCGCCATCACGCGGCGGCAGCTTGATGTGATGGGTGATCGGCGGCGACCAGCGCATCGGCCCCCAAACATTCTCAGGGAATAACTCTTGCCACGTCTTAATCGTGGTCGTGCGTAACTCTGGGTAGCTGTTCCTGATAACTGCAAACCGAGTATATCTGATCCCATCGATCGGCGACGGTTCCTGTTTCACCGCCCTCAACATCACTTCCGCTAACGAACCGAATGTCTTGCCAGAGCCGACTGGCCCCATCAGACCACGCACAAAACTGTCGTCGTTTAAAAAATCCCATACCGTCGGGCTTTCAGAAAAATCCAAATTCAGACCCGCAAGCGCGTCAGTGGTAGGCTCTTTCCTACGCCGGGGTGATCTGTCAGTTGCTCTTGATGATCGCGCCATTCTACGCCTCTGGGTCAAAAATAATAGTCATATTATCATTAAAATCGTCGCTCTCTAACTCAAGCATAGGCCCGCCGCACTCAGTGCAAACAATAGCCTCGCCGCCATCATACACCCGACCCCTAGTCAGCCGTGAGCAATAACCACACAATATATCCCGCTTAAAAAATCTAACGCTAAAATATTCCTTTATGTCAATTACGTCAGCCATCGCCGTCAATCTCCACAATCTTAGTCGTTGGCCCAGTAATGTTGATACCAATCATACTAGGTTTCTGGCTGTCACTATTTGGCTCTAACAACCCGCGATGCTTCGCCAATAGCCTCAAGGCAGACAATTTGTCGTGCATCTCAACCTCAATCGTATTGCCAAACTGATTGGGCGTAACCTTGACTTTCTTAATCGAGCGTTTCGCCCGCTCCGACAACTGATCACTGGGCGTCAGCGTCACCCGCCCCATATCATCCCACTGGATAACGTCAGTCGCCTCACCGGCACCAATCGCCTCTAACTCTTGCACCACAGCCTCGCGGCGACCCTCATCGTCAGCCGCGAGCGCCGCCCGCTGCTGCCTAATCGTTAGCTTGTCTGACACTCAAACACTCCGATCCTGTTGCGGCATAACCGGCTATGTCGATCCAGCTATCCTGATGTTCTGGCGTCGCAGCCAGCCTAGCCAGCTTCACGCCAACCATCATCATAGCGACCTGCTCCGGCTCAATCTGTATGCCAAGCAGCGTCGTCCATATAACGGCGATACGCTCGTGATTTTCCCATATGCTGCCGTAATCTTCGCCACGATCAGCGACAGTGGCTTTGGCGGCGTCTAGTAATTCGTATCTGTTCATTCTTCAGTATCCCCTTTAACGTCAATAATCTTTAAGTTGCAGCCAGTGCATTTATATTCGCGCTTATGCTTATCATCGCGCCGTAACTCGATCAAGCTGCGACAGAGCGGGCATTGGCTGTTCGCCAGCTTACGCTCAAATGATCCATCGCCCTCATATATCATCGGCCTCTCCCGTTCCCCCACAAGAATAGCACGATGTCCACTGGACGCAACCATAGCCGTCCGGCTCGCGGATGAAGCCGTTGTCGCAGTCGGTGCAGCGTTTTGACGTTATAACGTTATGACGCTGTGACGCTTTTGAACGAAAATTTTGTGTGGCACCCCCTATCGATAGATGGGAGGGGCGGGGGGCAAGGGGTCGATTTTTATATGGCCGGGCATCGTCGCCGCCCGCGCCGTACACCGACAAACCAACGTTTGCTGTCGTGTACGTCATAGCCCCATCCCCACTGCCACATCATAAAGCGATGGCACACCAGCCCGGCGCTCGATGGCTTTATCGCAGGTATTCAGCGTCGCAGCCTCGACATCAGCCGCAGTAAAGCCAGCATTCGCCAGCCGCCGAGCGTGTGACATTTCGTTGTCGATCAGCCGCACTTGCCCGGTCGCCCGCATCACTGCGCGGATGTAAGTCTGGGCAAGGTTCCTCGAAGTTAACTCGATTTCGGTTAACTTTGTCTGGCCTCGACCGGCCAAGCCGGGCGCGTGAGAGAGCGATTGTAAATCCCCCAGACCCCCTATCTCTTCGGGTGCGTCCTCATTGTCTCTGCGTAACTGCAACGGCTTTGCAGATTGTACATCTTCCCAACTAGGCAATACTTCGTCTCCATCCCATAACACTTGATAGCGATTGCTGTGCCAGCCACTCGCTGTCTCTTGATAATCCTTCGGGTTTAGCTGCCTGATGTAGCGCAGCTTCTTGAGCTTCTTGACGCTCTGATGCACTGACGTGCGGCTCTTCATGCTGCTCACATCCATCAGCGTAGCCATAGACGGCCAGCAGACGCCGTGCCTGTTCGTGAAGCCACACAAGGCACCCAACACGCGCAGATCAGTCTCATTAAGCTGCCTGTCGCTAAAGCAGCGCATTGGCGCAACAGACCAAGGGCGCTTGTTCTCAGAAAGGGATTTCATCATTCAATTCCTTTTCAAGTTTCGTTTTCACCTTTTCAACAGTAGCACCGGGGAACACAGCCTTGACAGCATCAACTGTCTTGCTCTCATCCCACGCTGCCAGCAACCTGCCGATCTCATCAACGCTGTAGACCAACATCTCGCGGTTGTCGCGCTTGACGCGGCTCACCTCGTAATCATTCGGCACGATAGCCAGCACACGGCCATCAGGCATCTTGCCCTCAATCCACTCGCCCTTTAGCGGCTGCACACCAGCAGCGATTGCCGCTTGCTCAAGCGCTGCGACCCCGCGCAATGTCACGTCAACCTGATGCTCGACATCTTCCATCCTATCTATCGCAGCATTCAGCTTATCCATCTGAGCCTCGAAGCGATCTCTCAGATTACCGCCCACTACCCAGATCAAACGATCCACCCCCCACTTGCGTTCAACCTCACTGACGCGATCATCATACCGATGCAGCGCATCCTGTTGTCGCCTCATCACAGCCTGACTAGGCGCATAGTGTTGCTTAGTTGGTTTTCTCATTTTTCCCTTCAATTTACTCTCCTCTGGGTGGGGTGCGATGGTAGGGTGCGATCCCTAGGGATCATCGCACCCGCCCCACCCTGCGATGAACGTGCGATATAGGTGGGATGGTCACCCCACATTTTACGATAAGTCCCTGTTTATCCACACTTTACCCTCATGCACTGTCACCACACCCTTATCTTGCAGTCCCTGACGTGCATCTTTGCGTTGTGCGCTCGTTAAATCTGGTGATTTTGACTTGTGAGCGTCGTGCCATTGGCCTACTGACAGGGCGTCTGTGCTTAGTTTTATTAGCGTATTTTGCAGCGCTTGGAAGGCATGTTGCTGCCTCGCCGACAGGCTTTGCTTCTTGGTTGCACCCTGCGCCTCAATGGGTTTCATCACGACGCTGGCATCATCCACCAGCGCGACTGGCGTCATCTCAAAGGTTATTTTATCCATTGGGTCGCTATCTTTTTGTTTCTCCATCGCCAGCGCGACGATGTTCTCAGCCTTGCCCACTGACAACACAGTGTCAGCCGCACCGGCTAGGGCGCTTGACCCACGCATAGAGTTGATGCCCCTGCTCGCGTCCTTGCCAGCGTGGTGTATCGCCAGCAGACCGCAGCCGGTGTGATGCTTCACCGCGTCACAGCCTCTAATAAACGCGCTCATATCTGTGGCGCTGTTTTCCTCGCCGGTCATTGACCGAGCCACAGTGTCAATAACTAAGCAGCTAAATTCCTCGTTGAGACTGTCAATAGTGCGCAACAGCTTCTCAATGCTTTCCTCGTCCATCATATCAACGGCCATAGGCAAGACGCGCAGCAGGCCGGTATCCTCAACCTGATTGTGCAGCTTCCACGCCTTGACGCGCTTACCAAGCCCGCCAACGCCCTCACCGGCGATGTACAGCACCACACCGCGCCTTGTCTGTCTGCCGTGCCACGCCAAGCCGTGCGCCATACAAAGCGCCATATCAATAGCTATGAAGCTCTTGCCGGTGCCGGGTGCGCCATACATCACACTGAAGCCGTGCTTTGTCAGTACGCCGTCAATCATCCACTCAACCGGCGGCATCGACATCAGGTAATGCTCATCATACAGCGGATAAATGTCAGGCTTCGGCTCTGGCGCTGTCTCGACCACCGGCGTTTGCTTGGCTAGGGCCAGCAACGCCGCCTTGTCACCGCCCGCGGCCAACCAATCAGCCACGTCGCCCTTTGGCGGGAGGTTCGGCAAGTCGAGGCGCTTGATCTTGCCCACCGTGCCGTACAGCGCAGCTATCACTGTGTCGGCGTGTGCCTGCCCGGCCTCATCGTTATCGGGCAGCACCACGACATTGCGCCCCTCGAAATACTGCGCAAGCTCCGGCTTCCAATTCTTTGAGCCACCGCTGTTTGTCGTGGCGATCAGGCCAAGCTCGATCAACGCATCGGCGCATTTCTCGCCCTCAACAATAAACACCGGCGCTTGTGGGTTGGTGATTATTGCCGGTAGGTTATAGGGCAGGGCTTCAATGTCTTTGATGCTGTTGATCCAGCCGCCCCGGTCATCAGGCCGACGCTGCCTAAACGTCTTTGGGTTGTCGAACCGCAACACCTGATAGGCCAGAACGCCGTCAGCATTATAATAATCGTAAGAACGTGCGAGGCTCGGCACGACAGGCAGGCTCTTTTGCTGCTGCCTGCTGATGCCAAACTTACGCTCAAGCACGTCGGGGATGTTGCCGTTGA